GGATCTTCTCCAATTAGTTTAATTTATTACGAAACAACTTAAAGGCACCATCTAATCTTGATGGGAGAGCAAAAACTTAGTTTATCATGATGAAAATATCTTTTACTAATATCATTCAAGCGTTAGCTTGTCATGTACTTTCATTGGATCCTCAAAACAATATTTCGGATTTTACTACAGTAATTACGTGAGTGGATAATTTCGTTTCTCTTTTCCATAGACGTTTACTCGTTAATGGACCAGTTTGAACGCTTGCGCGTTACAAATCGATTTACAATTGAGTCAAATCATATGTACTCGGAGTCACTGATTATCAATCAGCGTTAGACCCTTTTATTAAAACGGATAAAACAGGGGTTCCTTTGGAGTTAAAAGAGATTAAACATCTTCTTTCCGGGGAATCACCTTGAATTCGTGTTTTAATGACGACACTGCGATACTTTGAATCTATCAAGTTGCCAACAAAATTTGATCCTAAACCGATAATAGATGAATACAAAGGGAAACCTATTGATTCTATCATATGCGAGTTTAGATCGTTTCTAGTTAAGTGATTCGATAAACACGGTAAAGCAATACGAAGCTGTTTAGCACTATCCACACTTATTCCTTGCGAACCTAGTTTTCGTTTTAAAAGCGGCCCTATGGGTCCATCGATTTTGACTGCACATTTATGTGCCATAGCTATTCGTACAAATGAAGAATGATTCTCAATCTTCAAGGAGTATTACAATCATGTAACCTCTGTTGAAATCTGGAAACAGTTTCAATTCGCAACTGAGTTATGTCTAATCAATGTGGGTAATATTCACCACTTGATAGTAGGAAAAATATCTCTGGCTTCAGAACCAGCAGGTAAAACTAGACTATTCGCTATTTGTAACTTTTGAGTTCAAACGTTATTAAAACCACTGCATGATTCTTTGATGCGATCGCTAAAGCAATTCGTGACAGATGGAACATTTGATCAAATCGGACAATTTAACAGAATCCTAAAGGAGACTGAAGGTTGCAAAACCTATTGTTTTGATTTAACAAAAGCGACAGATAGATTCCCGATAAAACTACAACAAGCATTGCTTGGAGTACTTGTCTCTGACGAATTTGCAAAAAGTTGAGTTAGACTTATAAGTCATCTACCGTTCTTCTATAATAAAGAATACTATTTCTGAAAAGTAGGACAACCGTTAGGTGCTTTCTCTTCTTGAGCTATGTTCGCTTTGACACATCATTTAGTTGTACAGTTCTGTTATTTCAAATCATACAAACGTATTCATTGATTTACAAAATATGCTCTTCTTGGTGATGATATCGCAATTTGGGACGAGAAAGTGGCAGATCTATACCTAAGGTTCATGAACGACATCGGTGTTGATATCAATATGCAAAAATCTTTTGTTGGTTTAACCAACTCAGGAGAATTCGCTAAGAGACACTTCAAAGATGGTCGAAACATATCGGGATTCGGTTACTCTATGATTAAACAAGCGAAAGCAAGTTTACCTAGTTGGATCCGTTTCCTCGAATTGCTTGAACTCGAAGGTTTTAGACCTATCGGAGCTGCTTTGTTACTACCCGGAACCGAAGAAATGGAACTATCCAAATCTTTGAAGTCCGAACTCAACTGGTTGTGAACATTAAGAAATTGTTTCGCCCATGGATGATTACTCACTCATGGTAACGATATCTTTTCCTACTCAGATCTCATGGAATATTATATTCTTCAGAGAATAGAGTTGTTGTACAAACAATCAAATTCTTTACTTAAAGAGAGAGACTATAATAAGCTTAAAGCTTTAGTCAATGACCTCTCTAAGCGTTGAGGTGTAGCAGTCAAGCGTAACTGCTTGGACGTTGTCTTCGTTAATAACGAATTAGTGTCCCATCCATTAGTGCGTCATTTGAATCTGCGAAACAACACAATCTTTGATAAGATTGAACGTTTTAATGATATTCTTAAAACGGGTCTATATACCCAGGAGAACATTTTGAAGTTATCTTCATATTCTACCGAAGAGTACATACCATCATTAACGGTAGACACATTCTTTATAGAAGATCTACACGCCGTGCAACACAAACTAAAACTTAGTACACA